ACATCGTCTTTTTGCAAAAATTCTCCGCAAACATCTGTGACCAGCGTTGATGCCAAAGCATCCCAAGTTTCTGCGCCCTCATGCGCATATTTGTGGTGAAAAATATCTTCGGAAAACTTACTCCGAAACATCGGGTTCAGATTACTTTTAAAACTACTCATCGGGTTCCTCGGGAAGATAGGCTAAGTAAAACATGTGGCAGCAGGGGCAGGAGAGATTGCTGACTATCGAATAGTCATCGCTTTCTTCGCATTCGTGATCGCCGCCCCAGATCAATTCGGTTTCACACCGAAGACAATTCATCATGGTATTTTCACCAAATCTGACATGTCAGGTTCTTGATAGTTTACACCTTTTTGAACCTTACCATCGTCACGGTAGATTGGCCGGCCATCGTCACCGAGCTTGCTCATATTTGAGGCATGAACACGGCGCACAGCCTCATCTAAATCCCAGCCAAAAGCGACTGCATAACCGAAGAGCACGTAAACAAGATCGGCCAATTCCTTTACGAGATTTTCTGGCGTTTCAGCAGCGCAGATTTCGTCAAATTCTTCAGCAACGAGCTTCAGTCTCAGGCGATCTAGATCAGAGTTTTGAACGTATTCATGCCCAATGCTTTGGCCCATAACCTTGTGAAATTGGCGCACCATTTCGAGGGGCGTTTTGCCCAAATAGGTAGCAGGATCACGCAAAGATTCATTCTCGTGATCGTAATATTCGTATCCCGGCGTCATTGCCCGTTCCTTTCGATTTGGGAGATTAATCGGTCGATGTACCAGCGGGCTTTTTTGAGATCTTCGAGCCCGTTTTTGTATGGCCACCGCCACAGATATTTGAACGCATTTTGCCAGCAATAAGCCTCGTGGGCTGCAACATCGGCGCCCTCAACCATAGCGTCCATGGCATCGATACATTCGATCCCAGCGGCGTTGTAATGCAGGGGTTTATTGACCACATCCAATTGAGGATTGGGATCTTCATCATAAGGCTCATTGGCAATACGATTTTGCATCGCACGATCGATCGCCGCTTTGCGCTCAACAGAGTTCATCGGTTTAATTCCCATCAGTGAATTTTCTTTTTATCTATGCGAACGACATTGCCGGTGTTGATGGCTTCCATGAGCTCTTCGCTTGGCTCAAATTGAATTTCATCGTCATTGAAATTGGCCAGGCTTCTGGCCATATACCCGTGCATTGCAATAAATTCTGGGTGATGTTTGAGCATCAGGTTCAGCCCGTTCAGCAGATCCAGATATGATTCAACATCCTCTTCGGCCAAGTCTTCAGTTAAGTGGTGCTCCACTGTGACTTCCACAAACCCATCCACTTCACATCGGATTTTAATGTTCATGGTATTCTCTTCGATATTATTAGGCATTATTTTGCCTTTCTTTTTATGAGTTCAAAAAAATGTTCGGCATCGATAATGGCCAGTGGCGCACGGCGGTCAGCTTTAATGATCACCAAGGGTTCAGCGCCCTTGGGGCAATTGGAAATGCACTGGTCTAGGTGTCTGTAGACGGCAACCGACTTCAGTGATTTGCATTCAACGCTGTAAGGAAAAGCATCCCGTGCAGCCTTTGAAAGCAACACATCTTCCCCGGCTGCGCCCATTGATGTGGAGCGCACGTCGGATTGATCTAACTTGGGGAAAGCAGCTAAAATGCAATCACGAGCAAATTGCTGCAAACGCCTTCCCTTCGCCTTCGCAGACGAAGTTTTTATTGCCATTTATCCTACACGTACCAGTATCTCGGCGGGTTTTGTGCTTCCGACAAGGGATGAGGCTTATATTCTGCTTCAGGCCAACAGGCGCCTAAGTAGCTACAAAACTCGCAGGTCTTGCACAGCTTCTTTGCACCCGTCTCTTTGCCCCGCCATTTGTCTGGCACAGGTTTAAAGCAGCGTTTAAACGGCGCATTTGTATTTACCGCTTTGACGTTTGCCTCGATTTTGGATTTTACCTGCGCACGTTCTTTTGCAGAAACATCAGCTAGCGTAACCTTAACTTGACCAGTGCTTTTGCAAACAGTGATCCAGCCGCCAGGATCCTTGCCCTTAGCTTTTGCATAACCAATCAATTGGCCAACATAGCCGAAATCATCGTTATCACGCAGATGTTCATAGCCCTTTGACCACTTGTTATTAAAGGCCCAAGGAGAACACGATTTGATGTCAAAAACCTTGTCATCAATTTCGACGTCATCGGTGCCATTTATAACGGTGCCGGCTAATTCAAGCTGTACCTGATCTTTCCCGCCGGTAATATTTGCACCAGCGATTTTGAGAATGACATCAGTGATACATTCAACTGCATCGCCGATAAGCATCATCATTTTGAAATTATAAGGCTTGCGTGATGCGTCAGCACCATTAGCCGCCATTTGCAACTGACAGAGGGGGCGGCCAACGTTGCTCATACGCAAACGAAAGTCGTTTTTCCCTCTATCAATTAATTGGCGCTGCAGGGCGTCCTTAAACGCCTCTGCAGCTTCGTCTATCCAAGCGGGATCAACTCGCAATTGGTCGAACTCATCGTTCGATAGACGATCCAACGCCATATGAATTTGCGGCTCAAGCATTAAGCAGCATCAGTGAAATCATCTTCCAAACTGCCTTCGATAGCATCTAGGGCGGCTTGGTCGAGATTGGCGTTACGCAAGGCCGCTTGATATGCGGCGTCTACACGTTTGTTTTCCGATCGGATTGCATCACGAATAGCTTTGATGCTTTCCAAAACGGTTTCATCGAGCCCCAACGGATTTTTGAGGTCAGGTGCAAAGTGAAATGTGAACCATGTCACGGATCCATTTTTATGCCGCTTCGATGTGAGTTTTGACTGGTAATCCCAAAGATTGCGGTTTCGGGGTATTGCCTTCATAAACTCATCTTCAAAAGGTGAAAAATTCGTGCCTTTAAGCATCAAAATCACCGGTTGGTTTTCATAAACCACTTCCTCTCCATCAACGGTCTTGCCCTTGTAAGACACAAGCCCTCTTACCTGTCTGAAGCAGGTGATGTCAGAAAATTTCTCACGCTGCTCAGGGGGCATATCCCGCAGAACTGAAGAGATTGGTTTTCCGCAACGCAAAGTGCCTTTTGTATCACGAGGCTCTTCCCCAAAATGTGCAATGATAAGAGACTTTGAAGCGAGCTTTTTAGCCTCTGGATCGTAATGCAAATATTGGAAGCTGTGTGATAATGGACGGAAGATGACTTCTGGTGCGTAAGCGTTTTGATCCAATCCTTTGATGAAAAAATGGCCCCTAGGAAGTTGGTTGCCTTTGTCATCATCAACCTGAGAATTTATTTTCAACTCAGGTAAGCGGCTTGCATTATTGCCGCCAGAATTGTTTGCAACGGTGGCGCCCATCTCTTGGGCTAATACCGCTAACTCTTGCGCATCAATCGTCAAAGATTTCGTAGAATCTGTCATAAAATAATCCCTTTCCAAGGAGTAAAAGTTTAGGTCAAAGCAAAGTTGCTAGGATTCTATTATAGCGCTTATTGATGCCATAAGTCAACAGCTATTACACTAACTATTACAACAACCAGCTTGATCCTGTCTCGATGTCGATCGCCAGGGGTAAAGCAAAATTATAACCCCAGCGCTGGCTCGCTTCTTCCAAAACCCCAGACATCGCCCATGTCAAAATTTCATTGACCTGTTCAACTTCATCGGGATGCGTATCAACGACAATACTATCGTGTACGGTCAATATAAGTAACGATTGCAATTGCGTTTCGATGAACTTGCGATGCGCTCTTACGACAGATAATTGAACCAAATCATTTCCAAAACCTTGCACCGGAAAATTCACGATTTGAGTTTGATTGCTTATGCGTCCATTGCCAAAGCGTTTGGCGTTTGGCCAATAATATTGCCGCCCAGAAGGTGTCTCAACAATACCGTTCAGTAAAACGCCGTCTGTCAATTTTTTATGGTAGCGGGCCAAGCCGGTATAGATTTTGAAAAAGGCCTTAAAATAGGCTTGGATATGAGGTTCAGTACCGGCGCCAATACCACCGTAGAGGGGGCTAAAAGTCCACCGTTTTACGCTGGCCCTGAGATCTTTTGAAACCTCTTCGGGTTTGCATCTGTGGATAATGGTAGCCGTTTGGCTGTGAATGTCTTTTTTATTTTCTATGTCTGCTATAATCTGTTGATCACGAGATAATTCTCCAGCGCAGCGCCATTCAAGAGCGACAAAATCAGCCTCAGTTATGCTCCCGCCTTGAAATCGAGAAACAACACATTTCCGGATTGGAAAGCCCTTTTTGGGCTGGTTTTGAAAGTTGGGGTTTGATGAACTCAAACGTCCAGTACTGGTCACGCATTGGTTAAAATTTGTATGCAGCAAAGACGTGCTGCGTGTCCAAGTTTCAATGCCTTTAACGAAGCTGTCGAGGTAAACTGAAACTGCATTCAAACGGCTGTATTTCGTTAAAAACTCAACAGCCAGATCAGCGCCTTTAGCTTCAGCTTCATCAATTAATAATGCCAAAGTTTCTTTATCGACCTTGAAGCCGTTCACACTGGCATAACTTGGATCTTTGGGCGTTAATTTTAGGCCGGCAGTTTTACCGGTAGACTGGTAAAAGGCGCCAACGCCGCCACAGCTAGGGCACTTTGTGAGGTTTTTGTAAGGGTCGCCGTTCACTTTATATTTTTGGATACGGCCCCGCCCGTCACAGGTATCACAGCAAATTGCCACAGTTTTTTTGACAACCTCAGTTGTGGTTCTCACAGCTTTTGCAAATTCCGTTTTCTTCATTCTGGGCGGTCGCAGGGGCTTTCCCGTTGGCCCGATTCCAATGTTGAAAACTTGTTTGTGCATATGACGATCAATGAC